TTTCAATGAAATGACAGGAGCGCTCAGCGAATACTGCTGCAAGGTACCTTCGTCGCGGCCATGCAGGTAAAGCCGCGACAACCCTCACCAGGGCAAGCTCCGCGGCGGCACACATGCTAGGTCGGTGAAAAAAAATGCCAGCAGCATTTCTACACGGCGTAGAGGTCTTCGAATATAACCTTGGGCCGGTGCCGATCCAGGTGGTCAACTCCGCCGTGGTCGGGCTGGTCGGATCGGCGCCGCTGTTTGCCGTGTCAGGCGCTTTACCGCTTTGGGATTTCTCCTGGCTGGTGCAGGCGACGCCGCAGTGGGTGCCTTCGACCGCCTACACGGTCGGCGCCTTGATCGTCGATTCGAATGGCAACACCCAGAAATGCACCACCGCAGGCACCTCCGGCAGCTCGGCGCCGGCGTGGAACCGCAGCCTTAATGCGACCACAAACGACGGTGGCGCGGTGTGGACTCTTATCGCAATCGGCGCGGCGGCCGGCCAGCAATGTATCGACAGCAACGGCAATATCCAGACCGCCACTGCGATTACGCTGCCGGCTTGGGCAAACGCACACGCTTACGCTGTCGGCAGTCTCATCCTGGATTCCAACGGCAATACTGAGCGCGTCACGGCTATCTCAGGTTCCGGCACCTCCGGCGGCTCCGCGCCGACCTGGCCGACCGCAGTAGGCGGAACGGTAGTCGATAATCCGGGCGGCAACCAGGTCTCGTGGACGCTCGTTGCGATTGGCGCAGCGGCAATAAGCGCTGCTTCCGCCGCTCCATCCTGGGCCAGTACACTCAACGCCACCACCAGCGACACCATCGGCGTCACCACCGGCAGCATCACCTGGACGCTGACGCAGAAGGGGCCGATTGCGAATCTGCAGCAGCCGGTGCTGGTGGCGGGGTCGAATCCGAACTCGCTGGCGCCGGGACAGGCCGGCACCTTCGGCCCGATGATTCAGGGCTATACGATTCCATATGCTTTCGCGAACGTCTTTGCGCAGGGGGCGGGGCAGATAATCGCGGTCAACGTCTTCGACCAGACCAAGCATTACACCGCGATCACCACAACGACGTATACTTTCCCGCCCTCATGCGCGCAGGTAATCAACGTCGGCCAGATGGGGCTGTCGAACATCAAGATCACCAACACCGCCGCGACCGTCACCTATGTCGAAGGCGCCGACTTCACCGTCGACCGCGTCAACGGCATCGTTAAGGCGGTGGGCGCCGGGCTGTTGACCGCAGGGCAGAGCGTGAAGATTTCCTGCCGCTACGCCGACCCCAGCAAGCTCGTCGATTCCGACCTGGTCGGGACGGTGACCGGCGGCGTCTACACCGGGATGCAGAACTGGAAGCTCAGCTACGGGCTGATGGGCTTCTTCCCGATGCTGCTGATTGCGCCGAGCTTCGGTGCTTATGTGCCGACCGGGCAGATGGTGGGCTCGCAGGATGCGACCTGCGCGGCCGGCCTGGCGACGGTGGCGGCGGCGATGCGCGCGATGTACTTCGTCGATTGCGGGGCGGGCACTTCGCCAGCGACGTTGCTGTCAAATCGAGGCACGGCGGGTCAAGCGTTCAACACCTCCGACAAGCGCGCGGTCCTCTGCGGTCCGCAGGAATTGTTCCTCGACAGCGGTATCGTGCCCAACGGAATCGGCGTCGATCCGGTCGCCGGCGGCGCGGTCCAGAACCTCGCCAACACCACTCATGCGGGACCCTATTCGCCCTGGGTGGCGGGGGTCACTTCAGCGGTGGACCTGGCGCAGGGCTACTGGTGGTCGCCGTCGAATCATCAAATCAGCGGTCCGCTCGGGCCGGATGTGGCGATTTATTCGAGCTATCTCGATTCGGCGAGCGACACCAACACGCTCAATGCGCAGGGAATAGTCACTGCGTTTCAGTCCTTCGGCAGCGGGCTGCGGGTGTGGGGCAATCGCAGCTCGGGCTTCCCCTCCTACACCACTCCCGACGTCTTCATTCCGATTCGGCGCACGATGGACGTAATCGAGCGCAGCGTGATGCTGGCGATGATGCAGTTCCTCGACCAGCCGATTTCGAACGCGCTTATCACGAGCATCCTCGCCAGCGTCAACAGCTTTATGCGCATCCTGATCGGACGCGGCGCGCTGGTGGCAGGGACCGCCAGCTTCAATCCGGCGGAGAATCCGTCGGCGCAGATCGCGGCCGGCCAGCTCGTCTTCGATATCGATTGCATGCCGCCGCCGCCGGCCGAGCGGATTACTTTCAACGTCTTCATCGACACCACCCTGCTGTCGCAGCTGACCGGGGCGGTGCAGGCCACCGGCGTGACCCAGGTAACGGCGTGATTTTTAGCGATGAGCTTTTGAAAACTTGGGCCGATGGCAGATTCTGCGACGGTCCGATGATGCGGGTGATTGAAGAGCTGTCGCGAGAATTGCTGTTCGTGCGCGAATGGGTGAGGGAACTGAAGGAACGAGAACATGCCATTAATCAACGTCCAGAGAGTAACTAACGCGAACATCTACCTCGACGGCAACTCGCTGCTGGGGCGGGCCGAGGAAGTGGAGCTGGCCTTCCCCAAGGCCAAGATGGTCGACCACAAGGGCCTCGGCATGTTCGGCACAGCCGAGTTCCCGGTCGGCATCGACAAGCTCGAGGCGAAGATTAAGTGGGCGTCGATTTACGGCGAAGTGCTCTCGACGATCAGCATTTTCAGATCGCATCAGTTCCAGATTCGTGCCTCGATTGAGCAGTACACTTCGCAGGGCCGCACCTCCGAGATTCCTTTCGTCGGCCTGATGACGGCGCAGTTCAAGGACGGCGGCCCGCTCAACTTCAAGCAGCATGAGCAGGTCGATTTCCCGGCGACGCTGGTGGTTTATCACTGCGAGTATTACGTCCAGGGCGTGCAATACCTGCTCTATGACGTGCTGGCCAATATGTACCTCATCAACGGCGCCGACCAGCTCGCGCAATTTAGAGCCAATATTGGTGCGCTGTGAGTCGCATGATCGAGCCTGGCGCTCCATCTTATTTGAATGCCGCGACATTGCGCGGGAGAAGAGGCGCATGCGCCTGCAGTCCTGGTGTACACATGACTAGAGAGTATGAGGATTTCGAAGCTGAGATAAACTTACTCGAGGAAATCCTGCTTGACGCAATCAATTGCTGGCAAGAAGGAGCTGGGATCGGCGCTCTGGACCGAAGTTACCTGACCTCGCGCGAACGGCTCTATCGTGAAGCTGAGTTCTGGATTTTCGGAGAATATGAGAATTCTCCTTTTCTTTCTTTTGACGTTGTCTGCATCAATCTCGGTCTCGACGCTGATTTCATTCGCCGCCGGCTACAGGAATGGCGTCGCAGAAGTGTCGAGCGGGCCAACTCTAGGCATCTCTTATGCCGCGCCCGCAAGACTCTGCTGGCGTCCTCCTGAGCGACATTGCTAGCGATGTTTGCGCTGCTGGGTGAAATCTTCTTCGAGGTGACGCGGACGCCGGCGGCGCGGCTCAATTCCAAATCATGGGAGTCGTTTCGCTCGTCGCGCGATTACGCCTACGCCGAACACAAAGTCGTCGAGGCGCGGCCGCGCCTGCAATGGCTGGCCCAGGAACTGGAGAAGATCTCGCTCGGCATGAGCTTCCATATCGTTTTCGTCAATCCCCAGCGCGAAATGGATAAGCTGCATCGCGCCGCCGAGGACCATCAGGCGCGCGCGCTGGTCTTCGGCAACGGTGTCCATCGCGGCTACTTCGTCATCGAAGCGATCGAAGAGACCCAGCAGGTGCAGGCTGACGACGGCAGTTATATCGCGCTGGAGGCGCGAGTCGAGTTGCGTGAATGGGTGCCGGGGGCGGACTTCGATCCGCTGGCTCCCCCTCGGTGGGCGACTTCGCCCCTTGGCATCGTCCAGCAGGCGGCGACGGCCGCGCTCGGCGTCCTGGGTGTGGCGCAGGCCTTCAGCCCGGACCAGCCGATTGGGCCGAATAACCTGCTGCCGATTTCATCGATTGTGGGGTTGGCGAGCGTGGGGGCGGGTCAGGGGGTGACTTATAGTCCGGCGGCATACTCGCAGCCAGGAGTGAGCGGGATCGCCGGCACCGGACCGGCGGCGCAGACCGCCGGTAATATCGCTGATGTTGCGGTCGATGCGATCACGAGGTTTGGATGATGGCGAACCCGAGCTTCATCCCGCACATCACTGTGGCTGGTGAAAGATGGGACACGCTCGCGTGGAAGTACTACGGCGATGCGTCGCTGTTCGGGCCGATTATCCAGACCAATCCGCAGATCCCGATTGAGGCGGTGTTCGAGGCGGGACTGAATATCGGCATTCCGCTGTTGATTGTGGATCAGACAGTGCAGGAGGCGAGCGATCTGCCTCCCTGGAAGAGACGCTGATGGCTGCTGCTGGTGCAATTGCATATCCGGTTCGTTCACCTCGTTGGGAATTGACCTACGCGGGGCAGAACATCACCACGCGCGTCACTTCGATGGCCACCGAGATCAGCTATAGCGACAGCGTCGAGCATCATAGCGACGAGCTGGAAGTGACCTTCGAGGATCGCGACCGCCGCTGGCAGGGACCGTGGTTCCCGGTCCGCGGCGATATCGTCAATCTGCTCATCGGCTACGAAACCGAAGAATCGTTTCTTGACTGCGGTGACTTCCAGGTTGACGAGCTTGAGCTGCGGGGCGCACCCGATAGCTTCCATGTGAAGTGCATCGCCGCCGGCATTACTCCGTCGATTCGCCAGCCGCGCAGCGCTCAGTACGAATCGACGACGCTGCTTGGAGTTGCGAACACCATAGAGGCCCGGCATCAGATGACGGTCGTTGGCTTAGCACAGAATAGCAACGTGCAATTCGCGCGTGTCACTCAGCGCCACGAAAGCGATCTTAATTTCCTCCACCAGCTATCCACAGCGCACAATTATGATTTCTCAATTCGCGGACAGAGCCTGGTCTTCTACGCGCGCACGCCGCTGGAGCAGGCCGCGACGGTAATGACGGTTCGGCGCGGCGCGTTACAGCAGAGTGAATATCAGCCGCGTTACGCGATGCCGATGCCGCGTGGCACGCAGAATTACGGCCTGTTTGCCAAGAGCTTCGAGTTCAAGACCAGGACCCAGCAAATCTACAAGAGTGCCACTGTCGCTTATCACGATCCGGTGACCAAGAAATTGATCGCGGCGCAGTCGGGGGACTCCTCGGCGCCGACCGGAGACGACCTGCATATCGTAGCGCGGGTGGAGAATCAGCAGCAGGCGCAGCTCAAGGCCGACAGCGCGCTCCATGAAATGAACAAAGACCAAGTCACCGGCAGGCTCGAAATGGAGGGGACGGTCCTGCTGGTGGCCGGGCTCAATATCGATGTCGTCGGCTGGCATCAGTTCGACGGCAAGTACCACATCGAGAAAAGCAGGCACCGGCTGGAGCGCAGCAGCGGCTACACCACAGAAATCGAGGTACGGAAATTATGAGAATCTGGTTATGGTGGCTGCTGGTGGCAGTGGTTCTGCTGCTGATCGGCCTTGCGATTTACAGCCTTCCGAGCCATGCACAGATGACCGGCAACGATTGGTGCCAGGGGCCGAATCCGGCCAAGCAGAGCAAGGCAATCTCGATCACCAACAGCGCCGCTGAAAATCTATTGGTCGATGCGGTAGCGAATCAAGCGATCCAGGTCTGCGGCTTCGTCTTCGACCTGAGCGGCACAACTCCCACGGCGGAGTTCGATTACGGGACCCACGTCTCGGCGGACTGCGATACTGGGGCGACGGCGCTGACGGGAGCAATGACCACCTCGAAGACCCTGCCGGGGCCGCTGGATTATTTCACGACACCGGTATCGAAGCAGCTCTGTCTCAAGCTCGGCGGCACGACGCCGAACGCATACGGGGTGCTGACGTATGTGCAGAAATAAAGAGCTAAGAGGCGGGATTCCTCGCGCGCCAGAAACGCTCGGGAATGACAGACGAGGCACGCCACTCCTCTTTTGTCATCCGGAGCCGGGCGAGCAGCGCAAGCCCGTGTCGAAGGATCAACGCGGAGCGATTTGCCACGAGAGTCTTCGCGTCGTGAGGATGACAAAAAGGGCGATTGCGCTCCTGGCTATCCTGCTGATCGCTGAAAATTGGCTTGCGCCGAGGGCGCAAGCCGTATGCACCAAAAACGGCAGCGTGGCCGCGAGCTCGACCGCGATCATCGGCGCGAACGACATCAGCGGCATCGAGGGACGCCACTATCTGCTCGTTCAGAACACCGGCACCACGAATCCGATGAACGTGGCGATCGGCTCCAGCAATGCGGCCACTTCAAGTGATTTGTACCTGGCACCAGGCGCGAGCTGGGTGATGACGATGCAGGGATTGAAGATGGTCCCAGGCGGAGACGTCGCTGCGATCTCCGCTAGCGGTACTACCTACAGTTTCTGCGATTGGTGATGAAACATAAAGCAAACATCACCGGCTGGCTGGTTGCGCTCTTATTAATCGCCGGAAATGTCCACGCGCAGAACATCAGCGGAGAGGGGATCATCCCACCACCGAAGGCGGGTGGCGGCACTGGCTGCAATACTTCCGGCAGCTTGATACTCAAGGGCAACGGCAGCGGTGGCTGCGCTAATGCCTCCGCAGGAACGGATTACGCGCCGGCGACCTCGGGCACTTCGCTACTGATGGGGAATAATGGAGGCGGCTTCAACAACGCCGTTCCAGGCACTGACTACCAGCCAGCGATAGGTGGCAACGCTCTCTCTAGTCACATCTTCGCGAACCGTATCGATAGTGCTGGCAACCTGACCGGGGCGCAACCTGATTGCAGCGACCTGACTAATGCAGCAGCGCATTGCGGCACCGATGCAAGCGAACTCATTACGAACACCGTGCCGGTCGCGAGGGGTGGCCGTGGCTGCGGCGCTCCAGTGACGATAGCTAACCTGCCAGGTTCGCCTATCGCTGGGATGCACTGCGACGTGACCAACGCAACGACCTGCGTGGTCGGTGCTACGGTTGTGGGTGGTGGCAGCTCAATTCCGCTCTGTCCGCTGATTTACACCGGCACCCAATGGCTGGTAAGCGGCTCCGCCGTGGCGACGGGGGGTGGCGTCAGCGCACCCACCGAGCAAGGCAATCCTACCTACTATTCCAGCACCGCGGCGTCGGTCGTGGCGCTGCCGCACGTGATCCATGCAGGTGCAGGCACGCTGCAGACGGCCTTTAATCGCTGCCCGGCCAGTGCGCAATGCGAAGTCCACGCCGATCAAGGAAATAACTACAGCGTTACATCGCCGCTCTGGGTCGGCCAGGCCACGCCACAGACACTTTATCTTGACAATGCCTCAATTAGCTGTTCGGACCCGACAACTGATACAGGCGGGGGCGCACCGGACGATTGTATCGTGCTCGGTCCGTGGGCGCGGTTGTATTGCAGCAACAAAGGGGTCCGGTGCGATTGCTTCCTTTATTACCGCGAGCAGCGCGGCGCATCTCAACTCAGTAGTAACGACTGCAGCAGGCGTCATCCTCGATTCCTGGCAAAACGCGAATGCTTACAGGGTGGGACAAGTCATCTTCGACGGCACCAACACACAACAGGTCTCGGCTTGCAATGGCACGTGTACGTCGGGAGGTTCAGCGCCGACTTGGCCGACGGTGGTTGGTAATACTGTTCTGGATGGCACCGCGCCGAATCAAGTCACCTGGAAGATGCTCTACGCCGGTCGCGTCGGCAATGAGACCCGCGCGACCACGCTGTTGATTTCCGACTGTACCATCAATGGCAACAACAACGCCGCGATCAACAACGAACTGCGGATCTCCGGCCTTGGCGGCGGAATGGCTGTGATTCGGAATCTCAACATGGGCGGGCTCGCCACTGCAGCCGGCTCCTTCGGTGATGGCTCCGATGGTCTGCTGATCGACGATGGGCAGAACAATCTCCTGTGTACTGGCCCTGGCGCTCCGTTAGCCTGCTGCACCGGCTCTCATGCCGGCAGTTGCAACGGTGTGAGCACGTATTCAGGCACCTCGTATCTCAAGATTGACAACCTATTTCTGTCGCCTGGCGTCATAAGCGGCAACGGACCCGCTTATGGTGTGAGAGTTTACTCCGGGACTTCCGGTTCGCGGATTTCGGATATTGAGTTCGATAGTGGTCAGATCGGCGACATCTATGGTTCTAACAATCTGGCGCTGCTTGGATTGGGCGGTGGCGCGGGT